ACTAGCATTGGTTATGGCCAACGCAGCCGGCCACGGCGGCGTGGCAAGAAACCTTTGCGTGGACAGGGGCGCTAACCTGAACCCATGATCGAGCTGATCGCTGCTATCGCAGGAGCATCCATCAGCGTGGCGGCTATGGGCGCCATGGGCTTTAGCAAGCGCAATGATGAAGCCCGCGACGCAGTAATCAGACTCACGGCTGCAGTGGAGCACATCGCCACACAACTGGAGGTGCTCCATACCGATATCCGCAGCGACCGCCAAGAAACATTCAAGAGATTGAATGGTGTTGAGCAGCGGGTGGCTACCCTAGAGGCACGGCCACACCGCTAACCATGGACGCGCAAACCGTTGCCGTCATCGCAATCATCCTTGCTGCTGGCAGTGAGATCATCGCGCTGACACCTCTCAAGTCGAATAGCTGGGTGCAGCTGTTGCTGCAGGCCCTGAAGCTGGCATTTCCTAAGCGTGGCTAAGACACCAATCAAACCCAGTGACCTGTTCCGGTACTGGAAAGGGCTGCCGCATCAGCAGGCAGCAATCTCTGAATTAGAGGCCGAGCTATTAAAGGTTGCGCCTGATCTGTTTAATAGAGATCAGCCTTGGTTTCAGACATGGAGCCAAGATGGCAAACAGGTGGACCTTGGCGCAGCACTGCAACTGATCCAGCAGTTCGAGGGTTGCCATCTTGACGCGTACCCCGACCCGCTCAGCGGCGGCGAGCCATGGACCATCGGTTGGGGCACGACCAGATACAGCGACGGCCGCAAGGTCAAGAAAGGCGATCGACTGAACCGGGTTGAAGCCGACATGCTGCTGCGGCAGGAGGTGGACCGGATCGCTGGAAAGCTGCGCGAGACGGTGCCCCACTGGCGCGAGATGGCCGATCACCAGCAATGCGCGCTGGTCAGCTTCGCCTACAACCTGGGCAGCGGGTTCTACGGTGCCACCGGGTTCGAGACGATCAGCAAGCGGCTGGTAGATCGTGCATGGGATGATGTGCCTGCAGCAATGATGCTCTACCGGAACCCTGGCACCAACGTCGAGGCCGGACTAAAGCGTCGCCGTGAAGCTGAAGGCAAGCTATGGAGCGGCCAAGCACCGGAACCTGCGCAGGAGTTGCCCTACAAGGTCAAGCCGACCGATCCGTTCAGCACTAAGCTCTCGGCGCACTTCACGCTGGGCGAATTTGCACTAGGTGATCCGGCGCGACGGTTCGTGGCGCAGCATCAGATCGACACTGCAGCAGAGCTAGCGGCATTTCTTGAGCGGGTGCGCGTGGCGTTTGGCGGTAAGCGGATCACGATCACCAGCGGCTACAGGCCAGCAGCGATCAACCGCGCTGTCGGTGGCGCATCTGGCAGCGAGCATCTGTACGACGCCCCCAACGTGGGCGCCGTGGACTTCTACGTCGATGGCGCCGACATCAAAAAGGTGCAGGACTGGGTCGATCGTGAATGGCCCTACAGCGTTGGCTACGGAGCACCTAAAGGGTTTGTGCATCTCGGCATCCGCAAGGGTCGGCCTAGGGTGCGCTGGGATTATTAGATGAGGCAGTACGTCCTAGAGCTTGAGTACACCATTGTGGTGGAAAGCAACAGCGACGACCCGGAAGCGGTATCAGATGATTTCATTGCGCGGCTCACTGAGTTAGCGCCGTCTAATGATCACATCCTGGGCCTATCGGTTCAGGTGCTACCCATCCCGGAACTGCGTGGATCACTCGATTGATGGCTCTAACCTCGTCTCAAAACGCAGTGCAAAGCATCAATTCAGGCAGCAGATCTTTGAAGCATGGGGCCACGAGTGCGCCTACTGCGGCGTTGATGCCGACACGTTGGATCATGTCAAGCCACGCCATAAAGGCGGTGCCACAGTTGCCAGCAACTTGGTGCCGGCGTGTCGCAACTGCAATCGCAAAAAAGGCAGTGATGATTGGCGCGAGTGGTTCAATCGTCAGGAGTCATGGACTGTTGATCGCGTGCTAAAGATTCAGGACTGGTTGATTGATTCAACATCTGATGATAGAAAATAATCGCTTGCCAGTCTTGCGCGTGATCTTTGCACATACCGTTTAAGCAGACACGCCAGACATCACCGTGTCTTTTTATTGTCGGTTCCAAGGGGCGTGTCCGCCAGTGGATTGCGCATCAGCATACGAAGGCGCATGATGCCACGTTGCTGGATGCTGTATAACCGCGTTTTGTTAATGCCTGTGACGCGCTCCAGTTCCGCCCATGTCATCGGCTGACTAAGCAACCTAGCCTTGAGGACTGATTGCGTTGTCTCATCAAGGTATTTGGCAAAATAACCCATCATCGTTTGAATATCCTGTCTAGTGGAGAAATCGTCTTCGTCGTAAGTGGGGTCTGCAATTGTATCGGCAATGGTGTTGCTTTCCGAGTCTGCAATGTGCTGGTCAAGGCTGGTAACGCGGTAGCTTTGGCGCAGCAGCATGGATAACTCTTGGGGGTCCATGTCCAGATGCTCTGCCACTTGGTTAGTGCTAGGCGCTTGGCCTAGCTCATGGCCTAGATCCTGAATGGTGCGATTGACCTTGTACAGCATCTCATGCACGCCAATCGGCAGCCTGATAATGGCGTCGTAGCTGATCAATGCCCTAGTGATGCCCTGGCGGATCCACCAGTAGGCATAGGTCGAGAACTTGTAGCCGCGGGTGGGGTCGAACAGGTCCACTGCACGTGACAGGCCGATGTTGCCCTCTTGGATCAAGTCCATGAATTCAAGCGTCTTGTTCTGGCGCTTGTCATACTTGCGGGCAATATGTACGACCAGTTGCAGGTTGGACTGAATAAACCGTTGACGTGCGCGTTCACCGCTGCGCACTTCGCGTTGTTCATCTTTTGTTAATGGCCTGTCAAGTTGCTGCAGTTCCTTGAGTCTTGCGACACGCCTGCCAAGTTGTATCTCTTGCTGCGGTGTCAACAATGGGTATTTGGCGATACTGTTGAGATAGTCCTTGATAGAGTCCGACATGATGAATCCGTTGGTTCACACGATAGAAGCACAATTTCACGGTGCTGCCAATGCCAGCATGTTGCGTGAGTTGCATCAGCAGCGCGATTGGAACGCACTGTTGGAATATGCGCTGTTGTTGGCAGAGCAAGAGGCCAGCCAGCGATCGCAGATCAACTGGCTGATCCGTGAGTCTATGCGCTCATGCAGCGTTGAGCCATGGCACCTAGCTGCGGCCGAGGAACTGCTTAGAGGCCGCGACTAGCTTGTCGTTGTTGTAGCTACCGGTGACGGCATAGCTAAGCGCTGGTCGCTTGCTCATACGGAAGAACACCATCTGTCCGATCTTGAGCCCGGGATAAATCGGCAGCGGCTGCAGCTGACGAGCATTTTTCAGCTCTAGCGTTAACGCGCTTCCATGCCAACCTGGGTCGGCATAGCCGGCATGCAGGTTCTCATAGCCTTCACGTGCACGGCTGGATTTCAGGAAAAACAGGCCGGCTATATCTTCTGGCATAGCAAACGTTTCCATTGTCTGCGCCAAGATGAATTGCCCTGGCACCAGCTCGTATGGGTGCTCTACGGTGTAATTGCTGATCGACAGCGGAATCATCTGATGGGATTCCACTGACTCCAGCATGATCAGATCACCTAGCCGCAGGTCAAGGCTGGCAGGGTTGATCAGCTCTGGTTGGTGGTGCTGTACCATGCCCTGCTCGATCAGGTCATGAATCTCGGTGTCAGATAGGATCACTGTTGCGGATGGCGATAATACGTTTTTTGTCGGACCAGTGCAGCAGGCACCGCGGCACTTCTACCTCAGCTGGTTGCTGGGTGTACCAGCGGTGCGCGCAAGCCTTGCAGTGGCGGCGCCTGATAATTGTGCCACTATCAAGCTGGTTTGTCATTACAACATAAGTTTGTTGTGATGAACAGTTAGGGCATGGAATTTGAATCGCGGGCATTTTCTAGGTCCTGTGCCATGACGGCTGCACTGCGCAGCATGGTGCTGAGTTTGATCGGCCGCATGTTTTTCCAGCAGGCATAGCGGATGGCATGACGGAAGCCCATACTAATGTTCCCGTCGCCTAGCTTGCGAGCAGCTTCAATTTCTTCACGGCTCATGCGGATGTTGACCGTAAAGTTGCGGCCTTTATCTAACCGATCAGCCATTGCATGTACCAATTTGCTTTGCGTAGTGATTCGGTTCCCTGTTTGTGCTTTTCACGCCAGACATATTTGAGCACATTACCTTTGCAGTAACCCCGGAACTCCTCCGGGGTCAGTGCTGCTTGAATAGCGTCGATGCACTCAATACCGCCTTGCGTGTAATGCGGCGGATGGTTGACTAGGTCAGTCATCAGTAAGCAATCCGAACAGTTGCGATGCCGTCCAGCGGTACGCCCAGGCGATGGGCGGCACCAGCGGATAGGTCGAGGGATGCGCAGTCGCAGCGGTCGGTGACGGGCACCACCAGCGTGCGGCCTTGATGGCTGACACGTACCTTGGTGCCGCAAGCGATCCAAGAATGTGCTGCTGATACGCCCCAGTGCTGATAGGTCTGGCCGCAAGCTGTGACCCGGCCGTGGTACCAGCCGTCGTAGACGGTGGCGGTAACGGGCCTGTCATGGTGCGCCAAGGCAGGGCCCTGCATAAGCAGGGCCACAGTGAGCAAAGTGCGTCGGATCATTGCTCCTTTACCAGCTCCATCAACTTGAGGATGTACTCGGCAAAGGCGACGTGGGTCATGACGGCATGGGGCCGCGGTGGCATCCCATAACTGTCACGCCACCACTCCTCAAACGCGGTCTTGATTGATGTGTTGTTCATAAAGCCCCGTGTAAAGTGCGTGCATTGGATGGTCAGGATTATCCCGGCCGTCCTCGTGATACAGCCGCTCAAGCAGCTCTTGGCGCTGGTTGTCCTGCTTGATGTCAGTCATCAGAACGCAGCCTCTTCTGACTTGGCGCGTGGCAAATACTCAAACCGCTGCACGTTGAGCACGTGCTTGCTGCGCTTGGTGCCGCTGTCTTTGTCGTTCCAGTCCTGGCGGCGGATGGCACCAGTCACCATGATGCTGTCGCCTTTCTTGCAGTTGTCGGCAATCATCTGGCCGCCTTTGCCCCAGACTTCTACATCGATGGCGTTGTTGATGTAATTGCCGTCCTTATCTTTGCCTTCGCTGATGCCGCCACCGAAGTTGCAAACACAAGTGCCAGAATCAAAAAACTTAATCTGCGGTTCGCTAATAATACGAACAACGCCGGAAGCATAAAGGCTCATGGATTGACAGGGGTAATGGAATGGGACTCCTCAAAGGCCAGGACCTCCGCTATGGGATACCTGACCCGTGACTCACCAAGTGGTAAGCCGAACCGTGGGACCGTGTAATAAGACGGCCCCTGGTTGCGCAGTCGCTGGGATTTGATAGTGCTTGGCTTCAAACCCCAGCGTGTTGCTAGTTGTTCAGTCGTCAGATACGAGGTCGGCCTCCTTCTCAAGCATCTGCTGCAAGAGCTTGTCGTGTTGCTCTTGCGTCAGGTCGCCGTCTTCCAGCCGCTTTGCCATGCGTGGTTGCAGGTCCTCAAGATCCTGCAGGCTCTTGGCTTTGGCGATGGCAGCAGCACCAGCGGTAAATGTCTTGCTGGTGTCCTTGGCCTGGATAGGCGTAACCGTGACAGGCTCTGCCGCCTGGTCCATCTCGTCGGTGGTGTACACACCGGACATATCAGCCGGGAACGCCTTACGCAGTGCCAGTGCCTCAGAGCATTTAGCGATCATCGCAGCAGGCATCTTGGACCACAACCCCTGGCCGGCGTTGTAGTCCGCAAAGCGGGCGACGCCAACGAATGGATGCTGGCTGCCTTTGCGCCAGATGGTGGTCTTGGCTGCAGCCGGTGGCTTGGATGACAGCCATACATCAGCCCAGTCGCCCTCTTCGCCGCACCACTCGGTATGGCTGCCGTCAAGTTGCCCAGTGCGCTCGGCAATGGCACGGAGGCCATCAATGCCGGCTTGGATGGTCATCTTGCCGCCACGCTTGATGGCGTAGATCTGCTTGCTGAACGGATCCAGCCCAGTGCGCTGGCATGCATAGGCAAACAGCCGCAACTCATCATTGGTGCAGCCTGGCGCAATGGTGCTGCTGATCAGTTGGACTTGGTCAGGGGTCCAGGTAGTGATTGAAACGCTGGTCATTAGAAGGTCTCAGTTTGGATGGGATTTGTTGCCCACTTAGGCAGGCTGATGGTCTGGATGACGGTGTCGCCGTAGCCGGGCCATACGTCAACCGCATGACAGGCAGCGATCACGTCCATGCCATTGTCGCGCATGGTCCGCCCTAATGCAAGGGCTTCGCTGTCAAGCTCATACACCGCAACAGCGTGCGGGTAGGTCTTCTCGACTGCGACGAACACAAACCGTTCGGCGCCGAACAGGCCAGCCAGATAGTGCGCCGCCTGCACGTGATAGCCGAATGTGGCCACACTGCGGGCGAATGCCTGCGGGCTGGCGTCGGTGGTGGTCTTGACGTCCACCACAGTGCTGCCGTTAAGCCAGTCCGGCCGGCACTTGCAGCGCATGCCGGTTGCGGTGTCAGTCCACCAGAAGGACTGCTCAGCTTTGCCCTCTTTGAGCAATGCATACGCTGCAGGATGCGCTTGCACCGCAGCGCTCATGCCCATGGCAAGTGCCATATCGCTGCTGGTGACCACCTCAATGCCTTCGGCCTCCATGACCGCGGCCTGCTCTTTGCCGGCTTTGGTGTTGCGTGGTGCGCAGATGCCGTAGCGCTGCAGCAGCTCCTCTGGTTCAAGGATGGCGCAATGGGCCAGGCTGCCGAGCTTCATTGCAGCGGTCGGGTCAACCGGTTTGCGGTTGGGGTCAACGTACCGGCTCCAGTAGTGGTAAGGCGACTGCATTACCGCTTTGAGGTGACTGGCGCTGACGGCTGGGTCGGCGTGGTAGTCAGAGTTGCTGATCATTTCTGCCTCAGTTGCTTGTGGATCAAGGTCTGGGGTCCAAAGCAGTGCAGCAGTTGCGGGAATGCCTGGACCAGTGTTCTGCGGTTGCCGGGATCAGCCACCAGCCCCGCATCAGCAAGGCGGGAGATAAATCCACCGCCGTGCTGCTTAGCGGTCTGGAATGTCCAAAACAAGTCGTCTGAAGTCATAGGTAAAATGGCCGTGGTAAGGGTGACGGGGGTGTGGCGCCCCCGTTTTCTTTATGCCAGTGCCAGACGGACGCGGTAGCGGCTGATGCGCATGTGCTCCGCAATGCGGCGTTGCGACCAGCCGTAGCCCCGCAGCCGTTTGGCGCGTTGCTCAGTTGACTCCGTTGCCCAAAGCAGCACCAGCAACGGCAGCAGCAACAGGACAAGGATCAGGGTCAGTGTGGTTGTCATGGGTGGGATCCGTGGACTCCCACATCCTACACCATGTGCCGCCGTGGTCAAGCGTAATGTGGCG